ACCACCTGCTGCTCCACCGTAAAGAACATCTTTCTCACCGGCAGCTAAAAAATCTGTCTGTGGTCCTTCGTTTGGCATGAAAGCCACGTGAGAACCAGTAGTATCTAAATGTTGTTGTATAGCGTCAGGTAACTCTTTGGTTTCTGACTTTGTTAACACATTAGATGTTAAAACTTTTTCTTCTACGTCAAGTTCTTTCTTGACTCTAGCTAAACTTCTTGTTAGCTTTTTAACTTTCTTAGCTTTTTTTGTAAGCTTATTTTTAGCTTGTAAAGCTAACTTTATATCAGAAAGTTCTGAATTTTTTGGTCTACCCGGCTTAAGCCTTGGTGTACCGTCTTTCTTTAGTATATAGCTCCCATCTGGGTTTGTCAAGTACTTTTGTGAATTATCTTCCATATACTTTATCTACGTGTTTTTTCAATCCGGGTCTAGACATCTTCCTTCCAGTCTCTGCCTCTAACCAATCTACTCCAATACCTAGACTAATTTCACCATGAAATACTGCTTTTGTTACTTCTTCTAATACACTTAGTTCGTTTTCTATAGGTACTAGAAAAGAACTAGACTCTTCTTCTAACTCATATCCAAAAGGTATAGTTGAAGAAGTTCTTGTAATGTAACCTTCTTTCATTTACTTTTTCTTTTTAGTAGTTAAGTTTTTTTTAAAAACTTTATTTTGTTCTTTCTTTCCTCTTTTCATTAAACGCTGGACTTTTAATAACATTTCGCTTATGAATATTTCAACATAAGTAAACATTATTAAAAGCCTCTTACGCAAACTCACCTTTTCAGGTTGGTTATTCTTTTTCTTTACTGGCATTGTTGCCTCCTTTCTTTTTGTTAAATATTAAATCCCAGTTATCTTCGTATTGTTGTTTAGATACTGAGAGTGGTCTTGGTCTTGCACCTTTACCACCATCGCTTTTACCATAGATACTTTTTCTAAAGGTTACTTGAGAACCTTCATCGTTACCTATCTGTCTTCCCATTTATCTTTTCTTTCCTTTATGCAGTCCATGCTTTGCGTGCTGCTTTCCTTTTTTAGTAGCTGCTCTTTTCTTTTTGTTAGCAGCTGCAAGTTTTTTACGACCTGCTGGGGTTGACTTTAATTTCTTAATAGTCTTTGCAGGAGCATAGACTTCTCCAGTCTCTGAAGATTTCTTACCACTAGCAGTTCTCCACTTTTGTTTACCCCATCTTTTTAAAGACTGTTGAGATTTTTTAAGTGCCATTACTTATAGCCTCCACCTGCAGCCTTATAAGCTTTAGCTAACATCTGAGCTTTACGAGCAGACCACTGTCCTGCTTTACCACCTTTAGTGCCAGCTTTTATTCTATTAAATATACGCTTACGCATTGTAGGTTTAGTATAGTTACCTGCTTTATTTACTGTTGATTTCTTTTTAGCAGCCATATTACCACTTCACCTTATCAGCCCAATAAGCTGCTGACATTTTACCTTTTGCAATATTCTTACCATGTCTCGCTTTAAAAGACTTTCGTTTTGCTTTCATTCTTGCTGATTCTCCTGCTTTAGGTTTACCGGCTGTCTTAGCACCTTTTTGTCCAAACCTAATTGTTTTAATCTTATCACCTACTTTAGCCACAACAATGTGTGACTTAGTTTTGTGACCCGGAGTTCTTTTAGGTTTGTTAAAACCAGAAACTCCTGCTCTTTTTAATCTACTGTCTTTTTCTTTTGGCATTAGTGTATTGTCCTTTGTTCTATTGGTTCATGTATTAGTTCTCTTATTTCTCCTAAGACTAATAACCCATATTGTATTGCAATGCTGTTTGCTACTTCTAAAGAGTCTGCTTTAATGTAAGGACCTATTAAGATTCCTTTATCACTTTCTACATACTCTGTTATCCATAGCTTCATTTGTTTTTACGCATTAGTTTATCTTCTGTTCTTTGGAAAGACACCTCAAAAAACCTATCTATTAGGTTACTAAAAAAATTTAATATTCTATTCCGATAGTTCCTCATAGTCACTTTCTTCTGCTTCTATTACAACAGGTGCTTTATCAGGCATCAAAAAGATACCTCCACTAGTTGAATTATGGTTTATATCTATTTTGTCTACCTTACTTACTCCTACTCTATCTAGTAAAGTCTGTGCTGCAGCTAACTTGTTATTGGCTTGTATCACAGGTTTTTTAGATTCCATAATCTCCACAACTTTAAAAGCTGCTTTAGGTGCAGAATTGGCTAATACTTCTTGAGTGAGTTCTATTATCTCATTCTTTAAAGTCTTTACAACATGATGATAATGAGAAGAATAACCAGCAAGTTCAGCAGCTTTCTTAGCATCTCCTTGTGTTTCTACAAGGTGCTCTAGGAAAGACTTCTGTTTGTCAGTTAGTTCTCGTTTAGTTGATGTTGTATCAATGCTTGGTAATATAGCCATGAATCTAGTATACACTCCTAATTTAGAGTTGTCAAGTATAAATTAGCTATTGACAAAACCCGAATCCGATGCTATAATAACATAGTGCCCTCCCGGGTCAACATAGCCCCTCAAAATCCTAAACAAAACTATTAGCTCTCTAATAAGAGGGGAGTAGTTGTGTCTAAAATAAATACCCTTTAATACTATAAAGACTTTAGAGTTTTAGTGTCGGGGCGTTAACTAGTTCTGGTTAATAACCATTATCTTAGAAAATGTATAACCATGCTATAGATATATAGGGTAGGGGGTATGGTCTCCTGCCTACCACCTCATAGATTGTAGATAGGACAGAACTTTAGACCTTTATTGTTCTCTCACTTGTAAGGCTTCGGAGTCTTTGGTCTTTACTCAGCTCTTGTCTTTGGATGTAGCTCTCATAGACTCGTAGACATCTTCATAGCCTTACACTCGAAGCTATTCACTTCCTTGAAAGCCTTAACACCTCTTGTATTAGCAAGACTAAGCACTTGACAACCTTCCATGTTGCTTCTTCGTTTCTGCGTTCAAAAGCTCACATTCTTAGCAAATTTTCCACCTTTGCTTGACACTCACTCAGTGGGCTTGTTCTGTCCTTGTGTCAGATTGATATCGTATTTTCATTGCAATTCACCTTTTTCGAATTCCATGTAGTTAAAGCAGATATAGTTTCCAAGGCGAGCAGAACCCTTGTCTTTCTGATACCAAGAGGCTTTAATGTCTACGAATAAATCCATGCTCCATTCTAGATTCGAAACCTTGGAAACTCTAAAGTTTCACTCGTAAGTTTATTAAAATCTATGTAATTCTCCTTATATATACTAGTTTACAATGATATAAAACTTTTCGAGTGACAAATGTTTACAGTATTTTCTCCCAAAACCTCGAAAATCTATAAAACTTTTGCTCCCAAAACCTCGCAAAACTCTATGGCATTTGAAACCCGAAAGGTTTTATATCTTATATGTATGTTTTTAAATATAAGGAGAATTACATGATTTTAATAACTTATTCAAACAATGAAACTTTAGAGTTTCCGACAGTTTCTCAGGCTAAAATGTTCACATTGGATTTATTCCATGTAGACATTAGAGCCTTAGGAATCAGATGCGACAAAGCTTCTGACTTTAATCGCCTAGAAAACTATATTCTGGGTTTAACTAATTCCATTTCTTAAAGGAGAATATTATGGAAAATACATTTGATATCAATGCTTTTGACAAGGACAGAACTTCAAGCCCAGCTTCGTTCAGACAATGTCAAGCTATCGGCTACAAATTTGCTAAGAAGGGTTCGCAAATGAACTGGAAACTTCAGAAGCAAATTACAGGTTGTCTGTTTAGTCTTGCTAAGGACAAGAGGTTATCTTTCAAGAAAGCTCACACGCTTCTTCAGGGTAAGTCTCTTCCGAAGGTCTACTTCGATAAAATCGAGCTACATCTCAAAGAGCAAGGCTAACTAAAGCCTCGAAGACTCTCTCGCCTTACAAGTGAGAGAGTTTTTTTATGTCTATAAGTTCTACTCACTCGGGGCATATGTTTTCGTTGCTTGGTAGATAACAAGCCTAAAGTCTTGTTAACTTTTTACCTCGCAACTCATTCCTGAAGCCATTCGTGAATCTACAATCTACTTGGTTTTTAATGAAATTACTTCGTAATTACTCTTTGATAGTCGCAGTCGACCATACCTAAGATGTAAGTAATTTAATTAAGTTTAAATTTAAACTCGAGTTTTAAGTTGGGGGCAGGTGGTTGAGGGTGTTTTTAAATTTATCGGTTGGTTGAGGGCGTTTTTTAAGTGTATAAGCTGTTAATATGTTATGTATAACTTGTGTATAAGTATGTATAACCTGTGGATAACTATTTATTAGTGCTAAATTTAATCTTAAAATTATAATTTAAACCACTCAGAACCTTAAAATTATAAATATATCTTAAGTTTGTTAAGACGCT